TTATGATTCTGTCATTCCCAGTGGAATAGGTTTCCACATTCCGTTTTCGTTCTTGATTTCAGCACGGATGAACTGTTTGCTCACTTCCGGCTGGTAGGCTTCCTCAATGATGCGCACACCTTCAATGAAACGGTCATCTCCGGTTTCCATGGCCACTTTGCGAAGCTGCACGATGCGCGAAGCCTTCAGCGTACCCTTGGCATCACGGGCCAACAGGCGAAGCACCATGCTCACCAATGCCTTGGTCTTTTCATCTTTGGCCAGACCTTCGATATATTCCTTCACAATGGCTATACCGTCCTCCACGGTGTCACGGTAACCGTCGGTCACATACACACCCAGCGTGATTCGTTTGTCGCCTTCACTGTTCGTAAAGGTATGGCTGCGCTGGTCATCCTTCACCTTGGTCTTGAAAAGGTCTGCCTTCATTTCAAGGATGCTCTTGAAGTTGTCCATCACCGCCTGCTTTCCGGCTTTGATTTGCTCGCTGATACCCAACAGCACCGGGATAGATCGTTCAATCTCGTCATCCACCATCTGTTTGTACATATCGCGGTCAGACTTTGCCTTTTCTTCTGCCGCTTTCTTGGCTTTCGCCTTTTGGAAGGCTTCGAATTCCGCCTTCTCCTCTGCCGTCATGACAACGGTCTCTTTTCTGTTTTCTTCCATGTTGAAAATGTTTTGTTGTTAATCGGCTATTATCTTCTCGTCCTTCAGCAGCAGGGAAAATGCCTTGTCCCTTTCTGCTTTGGTCTCAAACTTCTTATATGTCTTCCAGCCGCCGTTTATGCCGGTGCACATCTTGATTCTCGGACTCGGGTAATCGTCCCTGCGGACTATCTCAAAGCCGGCTTTTATCAGTTTGACTTGATCATCAATTCTCACGGTCTGTCCTCCTCACTGTTTTGTTCTTGCAAAATCAATGTTTTTTCGTACTCTGCGTGTGCCCATTCATAAAGCTCGCTGTAAAACTCCTCGCGTTCTGCAAGAGCCAACCACGATGCGCCATCAAGTATCTGCACTTTTATGCGGTTGATAAAATCATTCGTTACTTTTCTCATATTGACTAACATTTAGGGGCGCTCGGGTCTATGGGGATATAGAACGCGATGCCGGATTGTTTTACTTCTTCTTTCTTAGGTTTCAATCCGCCCTTGCGACCAATGGAGCGCAGCTTCACGGCCAGTTCCTCCAGTTCGTCGGAGGTTATTTGGGAAAACGGCTTGCCAGCTATCCGGGGATTCCGGCAGAAGTCGTTGATACGCGCCCAGTCGGATGTGTCTATACCCAGCTTCTGCATCAGCTTCAGACACGCGCTGCGTCGGCGGCGCAACTCATCACGCAGTTTCTGCCGCCATTCGTCCTGCCCGGTCAGCTTTTCCAGTGCAGCGCAACAGGCTTCATACTCCTTGGAGGTCATTTCACGGAGGCTGTCCGTGCGGTTCCATGTGTACTGCTGCACGATGGACTTCTTGAAATCTTCCCGGTCGCCGTCATACGGCAGCTTGTTGAACAATGCGTAGAACCGGGCGAAATTGGTTACTTCCTGTGCCATATCATCCTTTCACTTTTTTCTCCACTGAAAGAATTGCCAAACTTATCATCATAAGTTTTACAGACTGGCTGTCCTCTTCAAGCAAATCAATATCCGCAACCACAGGCTCACCGCTCATGGTGTTCCATATTTGCTCTACCTCTTCCGTCTTCTTTTGATTCATCAAAAAGAGATACGCGTCATACTCGGAACGGTCAAATTCAAATACGACCTGAACTTTCTGTTTTTCTTTCATATATTCACTATTAAAAGGTTATTCAAACAATACTTTAATGCCACACGAACTGGCCACATCAAGCTCCAGCTTAGCTCCTTTACTCAATTCCCATCCTTGTAGCATATAGATAAAATTACAATCCAGTAACAGACGGATGTCCGCCCGCATGTGCTCTCTCCAGTGCGCTTCATCCGGCAGTCCGTTTTTGAATGGATTCACCGGAACGAACCCCATAGCACGCAATCTGTTTTCAGCATCGAGGAACGCACCTTTGCGCTCATCGATATTGTAGTGGGCTATTGCACCACTGATGTAAACTTTGTCTTTTTCCATATCACTTCTTTTTGATGTTGACTTTACAACTTGGATTCCATATCAGCACATTACGTGCAAACAAGACATCACCCGTTTCTATTACGACATGACCGGGCGTTTTCGCTCTTCTCACTTTCAGGTCACTTTGAATGTTTCGCTCCAGCCAGTCATCCAATACTGCCCGGCTGGAATTTCCGTCCAGCAGGATCTGGAACTCTTCCGTTCCGGTGTAGCTTTCAAAAGCCTTTTCGTTATTATCCATAATCACTTTGGTAAATTATTACTTGTTTGAATGATTCCGTCTTCCCATACCACATAATAGCTTCCCGGGTCTCCAATGGCGCGTCCTTGACAATAAGCTTTATAACCGACCACCCGAATCTTCATATCACAGATATATTTCAATCTTACTGCACCGCCACCCATCGGCTGGCTCTTCTTTTCCTGGCTGATCCAGATGAAACATTTCTTCGGAAAGGTTTCCATCAGTTCCACAGCCTGCGGATAGTCCCATCCGGCCACCTGGAAGGAATCAATGATGATGAACTTCGGGCTTTTCGGTTTTTTCAGTCGGGCAATCACTTCCTCCAGGCTACCTTCTGTCACCACGCGAAACTTACCCTGCACCTCATTCATCTTCAAATAACCCATACGCCGTTGGAAACTTTGGTTGATTTTCTCTTCGTAACTCATGTACAGCACCGGCCCATAGTTACACAGTTCCTTTCCAAGCTGCATTACAAAGCTGCTCTTCCCGCTGGCACTGGCACCACTGATGAACCACGAAGCGTTCTCTGCCGGAAACCCGAAAGGTTTGCTCCATTTCTCATTCCACGGCAGAGTAACCCATTTCTTGGCAGCTATTTCCTTCGGACTGTACGCACGCTTCATTATTCCGCTGTCATTTTAAGTTTTTCAATCTCAGTATAGACTCTTCTCAAACCACCGCGTGTCTTCCGTACAATCTGGGCTATATCAGCACCTGCCGGGGCATTTACCTTGGCCACAATACGTGCCTGGTTGTTCAAGAACTGTTCGCGTTCCTTGCCATCATCCGGAGTCACCTTGCTGTACCGGTCACCATAACGGCTCAACATTTCGGTATAACCCACCTTCTTGCATTCTATGGAGCGGTTGATTTTCTCTTTCAATCCGTCTGCCCCCATCATGTACCATGCGCAGCAGCGTTCAGTGGCATTCCACAAGGCCTTCAGTTCAAGGAAAGCTTCATACTGCAGGTCGCCTGCTTCATCGAGGATGATAAGCGGGGTTTCCATAGAACGGAGGTAATATACCAGATCTTCATACACATCAGAATACTTTCCCTTACTGTCCACACCAAACTCTGCAGCAATCTTGCGTACCAGCTTCAATTTGGTCTTTACCTGCGAGCAGTCGATATAAACGGCATTCTTGTGGCTCTGCACATAATAACGTGCCGTGAAAGTCTTGCCGATATTGGGCATGTCGCACAAGATACCCGACAGGCTGGACTGCTGTGAAAACTCCAGCTGGGCTGTGATATATTCAAATGTCGGGGTCTTGGCTGCTTTCCATTCCATTTCACCACGGAGGTTCACCCCTAATTTGCGGGCAATGCTTATCCAGTTGGCATCGCTCAGGGCTTTGTCTGTCTGTCCGTTTTTGATTGCACTGTACACAGACGTACTGATGCCCAAGGAGGCAGCATGCTTGGCATCACTGGGATAGTTCACACGGTTGCCGGCTATCGCTGCTATAATCTTCTGTTTTTGCGCTTCTGTAATCATAATTCTAACGCTGTTTTAATGTTGTTCTAATTCTGTTCTTACATATCACTGATGGCTCTCATTGCTTCGCTTATTCCGGAGTGCCATTCATAATCAGATTCCGGATCTGCCGACAAATCGGCTGGCAAATCATCGGATAGTTCCACCGGGGGAAGTTCCAGTTCCTCTTCCGGATCATCCGTTGGCTGATCGGGTGTACCGGTGCCCACCTTGCCGATGGCGTGGTCTTTGAGGTATTTGCTGAAATGACTTACAATCTTAGCCTGCTCTGTATAGGCAGCCCGGTCTTCTTCGGTCTGTTCTGCCATCACCCGGTTGTAAGTCACTACCGGACGAACCTTGTCAAGGTAGCGGTCGTTCTGGTACAGGAAGACATCCGTAGGCTTACCCTCTTCATCCGGCAGATAGTAAGCCGTCACCTTGCGGTTGTTTGGTTCCAGCTGCTCCAGCACTTCCGGACCGCTCAGCCACCAGTCCGCATTTGCCACACGTACTGTGGAATTTCTACGAATACTGGTATCTACCTTTTCTCCGATATATCTGCTCAAAGTCAATTTATCAAGCGGTCGAAGGGTCGGATTGATTTTGGCAACGAGCACATCCCAACGGGTCATTCCGGGATATTTCTTCTGATTGGGGTGAAGCGTATTATTCCATTCTTCACAATCGCGACGGTCATCCGCCACAAGCTCTTCAAACGTATAATACTTTTTGTCTTCCCAGGTGTGGTTGCTGCTGTCGCTCACTTTCTTCTGATCCACCCGCCGTGCACCCTTACCATACCAGCGGCCAATGCCTTCATGGTTCTTATGTGCTATGGTTGTCTTGAACGCACCGTTCAGGGGTTCAGAATATTTCTCCTGTGAGTTCTGTGGAGCACAGAAATGCACAAACTTAAATACCTCACCTGCCTTCAGAAATCCTCCTTTATACTTGCTCATCAAGTGCTGCTCCACCTCAATACCGGCTGGAATACCCCATCCGTTGCGTTCGATGAGCCGGAACATATCACGGAAACAGTCCACTACCAAAGCATCATCCTTATCCCGTCCGTAGGCCAGCCCGATACGGCACTGGCTCACCACATCATAGGCATAATAAGCATGCACATACTCGCCGCCTTTCATTCGGCGCGGCAAATCCACGTCATCCATCGTAATTTGTGACAGAGAAAAATCACCGCCATGACGATGCATGTGAGGCATTTGCTCATGATAGAACTCCATACGCCCACGCAAGGCTTTCTCTATCAGCAGCTGGTTTGCCGGGTTGTTCAGAATGTTCCGGATAGTGCTTTCGCTCAGTTCTTTCGGTTCCCCGTTCTTATCCGTAAAGTTTTCCGGATTGAATATCTCCCCTGTTTCCAGATCCCATACTTCCAGCTCACCGCATACAAACGACAGATACATTTCATGCACATCACTGCCGTATGGTTGGTTGGGAAGTACTTTCAAACTCATCACCAGGCGTTCGTCCATGTGAGTTACCTTCCGTTTGTTCTGGTTGCCGAATTTTCCGGTTATCAGACATTCGTAACCGTACTGCTTGTATTCGTTCACTTTCTTGCGGAAACGCAGGGTACTGGCAGGAAGGTCATGACCAAAGTCTTCGCGTAAGGTCTCGATGGTAGTGGCCATCATGTCCCAGTTATATTTTTCACCCATCAGTTTGCGGTAATCGTTGCTTCTGTTATAAAGCTTGATACAAGTATTCAGAACTGAAGCATTCACCGCATATTTCCGGGCAAGTTCGTCCGTAGCTCTGTTGCTGGAAGAATGGGAGGCCCAATCCAAGAAATAAGCTACTGCAGCCTGATCCAACACATAGTTTGACAGTATCCAGTGGCGAAGTGCCTGCTTTGTTCCTCCGGGGTTGTCTTCCTTTACCCGCTCCAGGCACTCGGTAGGCAGACTATTGAGGGCGACCAACGCGCAATTTCCAGCAGCACCTCCACCACGGCGCACCACCTTGATACGGCCACGGTTCACCCAATTGTCATAACAGGACTTGGTGATATAGCCTTTATCTATGAGCTCGCGTGCAGAAATACACTGTATGTTACCGTAATACACCAACATAGTCACCTCCTATCTCAATGCCGATGCAAACGCTTGGATTTGGTTAATATCAGCAACCATCACATGCTCGTAAGTCTTCACCGTTTTCCCCTTGAAAATTACCTGCCCACTGCCGTCTTTACGGTCAAGCTCTATTAAGGCACCGTTCGGACAGTACTGACGCATCACATTGTCATAATCATGGAAAGTCTCTATTTCCGGAATAACAACCATCACAATACCGCCACGGTCCATGGCCAGCTTACGGATCTTTGCAGAAAGTTCGGAGTTGCCACGACGGTCATCAAACCGGATAGCGTTATAAACAGTCTTCTCTGTCACGTTGAGCGCCTTTGCGATAAAGTCGCGGTCAGCTTTCGTAATGTGAATGTACCTCTTGTTCATATCTCACTTATTTTAATGATTAATATTGGAGGGAGTCCGGGGAATCGAACCCCGGCGCAAGAACCATGCACTCCCGTGTGTCTTTCCACACCGTCACCCGTCTCTTAACGCCTTCCGGGTTGTCACGCTGGGTTATCCTGAATCTATTTGCCTTGTTCCTCTATCATCGAAAGGACAACCTTTCTGTCTTCATCCCAAAGCGGAAGCCCCAATTCGATGGTCCGTTTCACCACTTCCACCTCACCGACCAACCTTACCGCTTGATTGCGAAAATCGGTATCATCATACGCATGCGCCTTGCCAATCAGGAAGTCGGTCAGATTGCCGATAACTTCCTTTTGCCGTTCACATTTCATCTCATAGTTCAGCACCCGCACATGAACATCACGGATAATCCGGCTGTCCCCATGTTTCTTGAAATCTTTGCAGAACTCATCCTTGTTCATCGAAGTGTTCAGATAAACCGCATGGATGTAATCAAAATCCTCTACTGTAGGGGTTATCCCCGTCCGTTCCATAAATTCTTGCTGTGTCATAAACTCACTTATTTTATTGTATTATTCTGCATCTTCAATTTTGAAAGAAAAGCACTTATCCGCCAATACTCTTTTTACAAAGTCTAAGTCGTATCTATCAGCCGAAAAGAAAACTGCCTGATAATCCACACTGGGATAAGCCTTGATTGCTGTTGTATCTACCATCTTCTTGACCAGCCCGTAAAGAGTTTCGGCGGTCTCAGCTGTTGCTTGGGCTATAATTACTTTTGCTTTCAT